CTTATATAAAAGATTTAAAAACCGAAACCAGAAAACCAAAATCATTTGATTTATTACAGTCAACAGACCCCTCGATTACTTATTACAAACAGATTAAAAGTATTGATAAAAAACTTACTACATTAGGTTATAATTTTTTCAGAATGGGGTTCCACAATGGAACTAATAATAAAACTGGTGGATATGGTGTGTCGGGGTATCGGTATAATTATAATGCACCAACAAAATATTGGGATGAGGTTGATATAAAAAATCTTCCACTGCTTGATTTAACCCCCTTGACAGATTATTCCCTAAAGAATAAAACAAATGCAACCGGAAATATATTTGAATCTGCTATATTTCCTATGAAATATAAGGGTAGTAATGTCCATGATAATTATGAAAAAGCATATCTAATAAATAAGTATATTAAGAAAACATTCTTTTCCGATGTAATGGTTGTTAATAGTTATTTCAATGATGAAGTTAAATTGTTCGATAAAATAAATGTTACTATAGAATCATTAGCCAAACAATCAGAATCAGGAGAAATTAATAAAATTTATTCTGGCGAATATATTGTTGTGGGTATAATTAATCAGGTATCAAAAGATGGTGCTTATAAATCAATTTTATATTTGAGTAGGGGTGGTATTAATAAATCCCCATTCATTGAAGATACGGAGATGAAACTTTATGGAGCCGATTAAAAAACCAATTGGATTAGAAACACTCGGAACTATTGACCCAAACCTTGAAACATTATTAAAGAATTTAATACAAAAGGAATTGGCTGTCGATGCTATAAAATTTTATAGTGGGAAAGTTATTAATAACAAAGACCCAGAACAACTGGGACGTTGCCAGATAAAAGTATTTGGTATATTTGAAGATTCTATTCCAGATGATGCCTTGCCTTGGGCTTTACCAGATGATAAATTTGTTGGGTCGATGGTTGGTTCAATGATTGTTCCCCCTAAAGACGCATTGGTAAGGGTTTATTTTGACCATAATGATATCTATTCACCAATTTATACAACAAAGATACCAGAAAAGAAATTTAAAAGCAGACATATCTCAAAGGATTATCCCGACACTCTGTTGTTCTTTGAAACAGATGCAGGTGATTATATGACTATTAATAAGAAGAGGTCTGAGATAACCTTTCATGCGGCCGGAGGGACATTGGTACGTATTGATAGGAAGGGAAACCTTTCAGTTGATACAACAGAAGCAGACCCTCTTTATGGTGGAGGTTTTAGTCTTGATGTCAACGGTGATGTTACAATGAAAACCGTTGGCGATGTTACAATTGATGCTGTTGGTCCGCCACTTATTCCTGTAGTACCAGACCCAACGGAAACAGACCCAGATGCACTAACAAATCCCAGAGCAAATCTTCCGTCAAGAGCAAACATCAATACCACTGGTCAGATTAATAATATAACAATAGGAACAGAAGACACACCGGGACTAAGAAGGGAACCACCACCAGACCCTAAAGACCCAATTGCTGTAGCATTAAAAAAATTAGAAAAATTCAAAACACCAACTGGTGCTACAAAAGAATCGACAATAAATTTTATTACTTCGTTGGGTGATATAAATTTTAATTCTATAACAGGTGAAGTTTATATTAATGGAACAAAGGGAGTAAAGATTTCATCGAAAGTAGAAGTTAGTGTAGAAGCACCATCAGTTAAATTGGGGAATAATGCAACTAATGATGTTCTTAATTCAAGGGCAGTCGCAAAATTATATGACAGTCATAAACATGGAACGGCACAGGGTCCGTCTACACCACCCCTGCCACCAGATTTAATGACACCACAATTAACAACATTGACATCTAAAATAGTCAAGACTTCGTTATAGGAGAATAAGTATGGCTTCTTTTGATAAACAGTTTTGTATAATGATTGAAACAGAATATCTTAAAATTAAAAAAATAATTGATTTTGTTATAGTAAAACCAGAACAATTTGCCGAGAAAATAAGGTCATATTGTTTTAGGATTGTAAATGTTTTTTTCAAAATAATAATAGACGAAATTGCATATCTTCGAGATTACATACTAGAACTTATACAGGTTGTTACAGATTCAAAAATTAATAAAAATGTTAGGAAAATTTGTAAGGATATGTTTCGTTGTAAAAAACTTTTTACGTTGTGTGCAAACAAAGGATGGTTTGGTAATATATCAGAAGAAGATTTAGCAAACATAGACAAGTTCGAGCAATATGTTTGCGGTGGAAAATTAATTGAGGCAGCCCGAGTGTTGGTAAACGCAGGGGTTGCCCTTGTTAATGCTTTTATTGATTCAGTTAAAACAGCAATTACATCATGGGTAACTATTCAGTTTAATTTATTTATTACACAGTATAGAGCATTATTAGCTTCTAGTGGTGTAACACAACTTATGGGTGAGTTGGATGATATAGCCGAATGTGTTTTTGGTGCTTGTAATATTGGTGCTACTGTTAAAAATTTTATAAACAATACCAATGATAGTCTTGCTTTAAATGCAAATGGTCAAGTTGATGTAGGAAGTTTTAAAAGCATTTTTGATAAAGGATTAGAAAAAGTAGAAGGACTAGTGGTGAAATTAGAAGAAACAGTAGAAGATGCAAAGGAATATTTACCTTCTAAGACTAGTAAAAATGATATATCTCATTCAGAGAACTTGGGTTAAACTATAAATATCTATATGAGCGATATACTATTTTCCGATAACTTTGCATACGACCTTTCAAATGATGTTTTATCAAAAGGAGAAATCTTTGATTACGATGTTATCAATCAAAGCATTGAAAATATTATAATGACTTCTTTTGGTGAACGGTTATTTAGTCCTTACTTTGGTTCGAGTATTGGTGGTTTATTATTTGAAGGAATGTCAGAAGATTTAATAAACAATGAAGGTATGATAGATACACTCATTAGTGAAATATCTCTATGGGAAAATAGAATTGTTTTTAAAAGAAGTGAATGTAGCTTTACAGCAGACGCAGATAACAATACGCTTATTTTAGAGTTAACATATATTGTTAAAAAGAATCAGATACAGAATACGTTTAAAAGAAAGATACGAATCACATAAGAGGATAATACAATGGCAGGTAATCTCGGTTATTCAAAATTGACATATACAGATATAGTTAATCAAATTACAAGTAAATTAAATTCTGACCCAATGTTTCAAACATTTAGGGAATCTTCTGCATCTAAAACAATTCTTGAATTATTTTCGGGAATGACTGATATAATTAATTACTATATCGAAAGACGAGCAGAAGAATCTTTTCTTGAAACTGCAAAGTTAAGGTCATCTGTTATCCAAGGTTCAAAACAACTTGGTTATATTATTCAAAGACAAGTACCTGCACAGGCTTCAATTTCCATAACAATGAAAGGAGATGATAGTGTATGGGATGATGTTGAACTTGAGGATGTAATTCAGTTGCCCATTTACTCATCATTTACTTATGGTGGTAATAAATTTCTTTTAAAGGCTGTTTACACGTATACATTTACAGAAGAAGATTTAGCAAACCTTAAAAACGATCCCAATTATACAAAAACAATTCAATATGGTCTTTTAAATAACGAGAGAAACTATAACCTATATAAAGACGAAGATTTAGTTGAAGAAAGTGATTTAGTAACGATTGATATAATTCAATCAGAGAGAAAATATTATTTTATTGATGGTGCAACCAATGAACAGATTGGTAAAAAATTTCAAGTTTATAATATTCCCGATAATACATTTAGTAATCTTTATGGAGATGAGGATTTGGATTTACCTTTAACAAAGGTAGCTTGCTCTAATTTTGGTTATAATATATTTGACCCTGTTAATTCCTTTACAGGTGATACATCAGCACTAGAATATACAATTGATAGACGTTCATTGTTACAAAGAGGGCAACTGTTAGACCTTACTGCTGATCCCGTTAAGGTTTGTTTAATGAAAACAAATCAAGACGAAACAATGGACTTGATGTTTGGGGATAATATTTATGCCGAGATTGGTGCAGAACTCGGTGATAAGGATAATGTTTCAATTCAATATATCTCAACATTGGGTGCTAAAGGAAACAAGGTTGGTGTAGTTGGAGCAAAGATAACTTATAATGATACGATAATAACCTCTCCATCAAATATTGATGTTACACAACAAATTGAATTTAATTTAACAACAGATATTATTGGTGGTGCTGATATGGAATCAACAGCATCGGTTAAGAATAATGCCCCTGCAATTTATTACTCTCTTGATAGATGTGTTATTGCGGGCGATTATATTGCTTATTTAAAAACTCTTACAACTCCTATTAATATTCAAAATGCAATGGCATGGGGTGAACAAGAAGAGGGTGGTAATTCAACCCCCATTCCAAAACTTTTTAATGTTGCTCTGTTTAGTTGTTTCGGACAAATGTATAATTATAATGCTAACATAGATAAATGGAGTGCAAAGGAAAGTGATACTAGTGAGGGGGGTGGATTGTCTGATGCTGTTCTCGATGATGTTGATTTATTCGGTCAGTCTGTTGGTGGTTCTGCAATACCAGATAATCATTACTTTTATGTGTTGACTGTCTCTGCGTCTCCCGGAAATTCAAGAAATATTGAAAATGCTTCCATTGCATTACCAACATCAAAACTAGGAAAGGTTTATACGGCTTTAAAAAGTCGTTCAATGATGACTGTTAAGAACATATATGTTTCCCCTATGATACAGGAATATGATTTAAAAGGAAAAATTTATATAAATAAAATGGCAGATGCCGATGCTTTATTAACAAAAATAAGGAATGATATATATTCGTTTTTAAATGTTAATGCAGATTTTAATACACCAGTTCGTCAATCAAATTTAATTGAACTTATTGATGATAATCAAGGAGTTCTTTATAGTAATGTTGAATTAGTACCTACCGAAATATCAGCAAGGGAAACACTAGGAGTCGCCGGACAAACCGTATATGATGCTGTATTAAACGATAATTCTATTTCTCAGTGGTTGGGTACATTTAATGAAGACCAAATTGATATCACATCAAATTACTATACGTTATCGGCAGATATTGCTGTGGTTTTTCAAGGAATGTTTTTGCTAACATCAATAGATGAAAATTTAGATAACGTAAAAAATCAAGATATGTCTCTGTCTTATAAACATCAAATGACAGAAGATTGGTTCTGGAACATCTTTGTAAAAACAATATATGATTTTATGAATCAAGACCCCCCATTTGTCTTCGGTCCCTTTACTCTTACTGTTGATGGATTCGCAGGGTTCGCAGGTACAATGTGGTGGGATCAACTTATTATGAAAATACATAATATGTTTTCGTATGCAATCCGTTATAACACAATGGTTGACACTGATAGTAATGGAGTAAGAACAAAGATTGATGATATTGTTCATTATACATTGAGAACAGAAATTCCCAAGATAACATTTGAAGCAGGGGTTATTTACAAATAATGGCAAGAATACCCACAGTTAATCCTAATCGTTTTTACGACAATAAGGAAATAGATATAGTATCTCTCTTACCTTCAAATATGCAAGGTGGAGAAGTATCAACTTTTCTCCAACTGTTTGAAGATTATCTGAATACTATGTATCAGGGTGCTACAAAATATATACCACCCGAAGAATTAGAATCTATTCCTTATGCCAAGGAAGCAATTTGGACAAATGATTATCCATATGTGACGGGTCCTTATGGTGGGTTTGAAACATATTTTAGAATTGGTGATTGGGTTAGTAGGAATGGCGAATCAAAATATTATAAGATTGAAGAAATTTTAGATGACTCTACATTAAAATTAACAGAAAACTATGTAGCCGATACCCCACCTGCTTATTATAAATCTGCGTTCTGGGATCAATTCACCACACCAGATTGGGTTGGGTTTTGGTATTCGTCAATTGGTCCCTCTCCTATTGGAATGGATAGTTTAAGTGGCATACCTAGTGTTTATAACATAGACCCAGTTGGAGAAAGAATTACTTGTAATGTTTCTGGTGTATCACGTTCAACAATTACAACAAAAATGTATGGTGATTATCAAGTTGAATTTGGTTTTTATAGAACAAACGATGGTACTAAAAGAAATAATAAATTTGGATTTCAAATACAAAGTGAAGGTACAAATCCACATAACCAAAATCGGTATGAGGTATATCACGAAGATAATATTCTTCATATTAATTATGACGAAGAAAACGAGTTTGGATATACAAATATTGTTTCCGCTTATATGGAATTGGATGCTGATGATGATACTTGGACTGTTAACGTGGTAAAGAACAGAGATAGTAATACAATAGATTTTAAAATTTCTGGAATTAAAAAAGCAGTTGGCAGTACACCAGTTCTTATCTCAGCAGGTGTTGGATTCTTTAACCGTTTTCAATATACAATGGATGTTCCCTCTAGTGAGGGATTTGAAAACATGAGACTTAGTTTAATCAATGGTGTATCACAGGGTTTTGATTATGTTTATTTTGAATCTGATAATGGCTTTCCGGGAGAAGCTGATGGAGTAGGATTAACTTCGGAAATAAGAGAATTACCAGAGATAAATTATGTTTATCCAAATCAATTTGGAAGAACATTTCAAACAGATGGTGAGCCTGATTTTATTTACCAATTTTATAAGTATGATGGTTTATTAAGAATAAGAGATATAGAAACATCAATTGGTCTCTCGGCAACGGATTTTAAAAAGTCTATAAACACAATATCAATTCTCGAGAAGATACGAAGGTTAACAGAATTACATGACCCAGAGTTAATTGATATGGAATTTATTGACCACTTTACACGTTACCTTGGATATAATGTAAACATTGACCGTAGCACTTTGGGTATATTTTTAAGAGAGGGTGAAGATAATTGGGATAGTTTAACTAGTGAAGAAAAACAAATATTAGAAGATAAATATTTACGTTTTATTGTGACGAACCTACCATCTTGGTATAAAATTAAAACAACGGACAATGCTCTTGTTACCATGTTATATTCTTTTGGATTGGTTGCAGAACTTAGTTATTACTTCTGTACCGATTATGGCGATGAATCAACATGGGTTAATCAAATGGCGATAACAGGAAGTTCAAGTTCTATTACAGATGAACATTTCCAGACTCCACATTTTTCTTTAATGATTGATGTGGATTCAAGTGAAACAACATATTTAGAAAATGTTGAGAGGATAAGTGCTATCATAGATGCAATCTTATCTGTTAAACCCATTAATACAGTATTTAGGTCGTTGGGTGCTTTTTTCAAAAGAAACATACCAGTTTATGTGAGTATGATAATGCGTTCTAATTTATATACATATATTCCATTTGACTAAATACAAGTGAACTATATTGGAGAATAAAATATGAGTAATGTAATTTTAACATCAGGTGGAGTAGGTCAAGCAATTGTAGCGGGAACAGCCGATACAAACGGCCCTGCTTTCCCAATCAAATACTTTCTATTGGCATATGACCCTGCCATCGACCCTGACATTCATGGTGAAGGTGTAACATCAGCCACCCCCTTTTCTGGAACGGTATCTCAGGGAGATACATCTTTAATACAAAGCGGTGGTCATTTAATTTTTAAGAAAACCGATTATGTAATTAGTCAAGAAGATTTTTTAATTCTTAATGATGGTGCTTCAACATTTGCTACTGATACTATTGGTGGTAGTGATAAAGATAATGCAAACAAGGTTGTTTTTTTAGATGGCAACCCACTTCTTGACGTTATATCTGGTGGAGATGGCGCAGGTTCCCTTGATTTATATACTGAATCATTAGGAACATGGCATTGTACTAACGGTGTTGCTGATTTTATTGCAGGTGATACAACACAAAATTCACTGACAGCAACATCAGCTAATTTCTTCCCTATTGAAAGTTACTCTCCTATAACAACAAGCGCAGGTTCGCCTGAGAATATTCTTAGAGGATTATTTAAATGTCGTGTATCACAAGCATATGGAAATTTTAAATTTAATAAAATTGGTATCTATATGGATTCTGGTGTTGGAAATCCACCAGTTCTTCTTGCGGTTGCTTGTCTTGACACAGCAATTACAAAAAATAAAGAAGGAACGAGTATTACCAATTTAGAATTTGATGTTGAAATAGAATTTCATACTGAAGGAACTTTTTCTAACGTTGTTTATATGA